GGTTCATGAGCCGGTCGCGCTGGGCGAGCAGGTAGAACTGGGCAGGACGCAGGAAGTAGAAGCGACCGTCCGAGGGGACATCCTTCTCATCGAGGGTCTGCATAGCGGTGAACATAGCGGCTTCGAGCAGGGCTGCATCGGTACCGATGTTGGCGTTGGTGATACGGCCACCACCGGCACGGCCAGTGAGTGGGTTGGTAGCACGGGCCGCAAGGATCATCGAACGGGCGATATTGCGGTCATAGTGGTAGGCAAGCTGGCGACCGATTTCCGTGGAGATGGGCTCACGGACATCGAAGTGGTTCATGGCTTCGTCGATGTCAGCCACCGATGCCGAGGCGATAATCTTGCCTTCGACGGTGATGACCTTCTCAGCCAGCGGAACAGTCGATTCCGCAATACGAGCGCCGGGGGTGTGGTTCTGCACGGCGACGGTACCCACGGACGGGAACGAAGCCGAACGGCCATTGGAAATCTGACGGGAGAAGTGCTTGTCCTTGAAGACGGTATTGGCCTCGAAGGCAGTGAAGACTTCACCACCGAAGAGCTTGAGGAAGAGGGCGTTAACGTCGCCCGTCGCGTTGGCTTGGCCAAGGCGTGAAACAGTTGCAGTCATGGGGAAGGGTTGTCCTGTTGGGAGTGTAAGGGGTTGGCCAAACACCCGATGGACGCGCTCCCGGTAGTTGGTGCTGACGAGCCCCCGCAGGGGACGTGAGGACCAGCCGAAGGGTCATTGGGTAGAGCCTAGCCGTGGCACATGGGCACACGGTGCTGCCGCCTAGAGAGGGGCACAGCGATCACCGAACAGGGACGGGGAGGGGTAAGAACGCAGAAACCCCCGTCACACCATTCAAGGTGCGCGGGGGTTCTGGTACTGGGCGCTTTCGTGCCCCCAGTTTAAGCAGAGTTTCATAACCCGGTTGGCTCTGATCCGGATGTGGTAGATAATGACCCGTAACCACGAACGGGGGACTCCAGTTTAATGACCCGGGTGTTTAGCCGGGGGTAGTTTAACGCAGCACCAGCGCTTAGCCGTTAGTAACCCGGTACCGCTCCGGGGGCTGACTTAGGCTGAGGCCACTTCGCAAGTAGCGACCGCCACAGGGAACCACCCTGAACTGGTTAAAGGCCCTTCGAGTACTCTGCCAGTTCCCCTTTAGCCCGCTTCTGGACATACCTGAAGCCTTGCTTATGGTAGAACGTGCGGGCCGTGGAGTTGGCTGAGAGGGCATAGACCGAACACTTGCGCATACCTGCGAACTTGGCCACCTTGAGGAAGGTATCCACGAGGCTAGCCCCTACACCACCCTCACGCCAATCTTCACAAACGTAAAGCTGGTCGATACGGGCGGGACCGGTAATCACCCCGTCTAGGTAGCCGATGAGAACATCGTCGATACAGGCTACGAGAGTGGGGATTGCGGTGGGGTCTAGTGGGGTGAAGGGGCCAGACGAGAACTGAAGCTCGAAGTGTTTAAGCGCAGCCCGGAGGACGTTAATAGCCGGGAGGTCAGATGGCCGTCCCGGGCGAACAGCGAACGAGGTCACTCAACGCCGTCGAAGAGGTCAAGGAAGAGAATCTTGGCAGCGTGCCGAGCGTCGTAGTGTGCCTGAAGCGTATCATAGACAGCGTGGTCATCCAGTCCGATGTCTTCGGCGTAAGCCAGCATTTCGGCAAACTCTTCGAGCGTATAATCATTTAGTCCCAAGGCAAGCCTCCTTATAGGCAGCGTTAAACTCTTTAACCTGCCGAACGGTTTCGATAGTGTCACTGCGGGACCACCTGATCGGGTCCACAGAGTCACACATGAGGATGGTACTGGTTGAGGGTTTAGTCCCTCCGGAACCCATCGTCGTGCAGGCGGGGGTCAGGGCGAGAGCGATCAGCAACACGCTGAGCTTCGCGAACTTTGCGGACATTAGCGCGTTGTTTCTCCGCTTCGGCAGCTTGAGCAGCCTTCAAGCGGTCCTCTCCCTGCCGTCTGAATCTTTCCTCATCGAGTCTCGTGAAGAGGCGATCAAAGAGTGAAAGGACCGTAGAGAGGACCGCGAGAAGGTGCTTAATCACTGCTTGGCCTTGGTGGTGATGATACCCGCCACCCATTCGACAACACGATAAGCCTTAGCGAGGGCTTCATTGTCCTTTGGAGTGGGGGTGAGGTTCGCGACGGCCAGTGCGAGACCGTGAGCGGCAAGGACCACGGCCATGATGCCGGTCCAGTTTGCCGTAACGAAATCAACGATGAACATTTACGTAGCCTTGGGGGGTTGGGTGCGAGATGCCAAGACCCGTGCCCACCACGATTTAACATCGAAGCTGGGGCAGGCTTTGGCGACCTTTGGGAAGTCCCGGTGACCTAGAACCTCTGCTCCGGGGAAGCGCTTCGTGAGGTCTAGAAGGAGGTCAACCATGGCCTTGCGCTGCTCCGGGGTCCGGGTATCGCGGGCTAGGGTTCGACGGTTTGCATCCACTCCACCAATGTAGCAGATACCGATGGAGCGGGCATTGTGGCCAGCTACGTGAGCGCCGACTCGATTCTCAGGCCGTCCAATAGAGACCCGACCATCAAGGTGGATCACGTAGTGGTAGCCGATAGTGTCGAAGCCGCGCTCCTTATGCCAAGCCGCGATGTCGGCCACGGTGAACTCGCGTCCAGCGGGGGTGGCCGAACAGTGGATCACCAGCTTGTCAATCTTGCGCATCAGATGTTGGACCTAGCCAGCTTGGCTTGGACCTTGGCGCGGAATGCCGGATCGTTCCGGTACTCAGGCTTGGACATATCAGTCTTCACCTCGTACATGGAGGCGTAGTTATCACTGGTGGGGGATGAGAGGCCGGTGGCCTGCACCATCTTGGGCGTGCCCTTGTTGGCAGCTTTGTAGCGGGCCTGTAGACCGGAGATAGCGAGCGAGGCCGCAGCCACGTCACCACTCTTCACGGCACCGTCATAAGCCTTACGCTCAGCTTCAGTGAAATTCTTGGAGGCCCAGAGGACCATGTTCTGGTAGGCTTCCTGACCACCAACGCCGTCCATGAGGGACTTGGCGGCATTGTCAGCCTGAGCCTGAGCGGCCTTATCGCGGACCTTGGCGCTCTCGACATAATCGTCAACGAGTTGCTTGGCGAGGTCGGGCGCGAAGCCCTTGCCCTTCAGGAGGTCCACGATGGCGGTGCGGCTCTCTGGGGAGACATCACCGGTCTTGGTATACTCTTCACGCCACGGCTCAAAAGCCTCGTTGGCGATGCCGGGGACTACCTGCTCGTCATCGCCACCTTCAGCCTCGCCGGTATCTTCCGGGATGGCGAGTGGGTCAGCTTCATCGGCAGGGGGAGGGGTGGGATCAGCCGGGACAGCCTGACCCTTCTTGAGGGCAGCAAGCTCCTGCTGAACACGGGTGAGTTCGGCCTTGGTATCCTTGAGCGCCTTATCGGCGGGGGCTACCGTTTCATTAGAGGGTACCGGGGCGACCGGGACTGGGCGTTCAGCGCCAGTCTCCGGTTCCCGAATAATCAGGGTTTCTGACATCAGTTAGTCGTCAGCGTCAGGCCGCTCGGAAACTCTTGGACCGTACCCGGCTTCAAGCCTTCATACGGAACTTCGCTCGCAGCGACGACAGCCGAGCCTTCAGGGGCTTCGGCGATGACGGTGGCAACATTCTCAGGGGAGAAGCCTTCAACTTCGGCGGCTTCAGAGGACTTACGTGGCATCAGGGGTTATCCTTGTGGGGGTGGGGGTGGGCCAGCGCCTTCTGGCGGGGCTTGCATGGCGGTTTGCGCCATTCCACCAAGCTGGTTCACAGCGTTAGGGCCAAGCTGCTGCATCATCTGCATCATCTGGGCTTGCTGCTGCTCTTGCTGCATTTGTTCAGGGGTCTTGATGAGGCCCGCGGTGTCGATACCGTAGGCCGCAGCGGCTCTCTTGATGAACTCAGAGGCATCGAGGACGCCAATCACCTGCTCAGGGCCGAGGACTTGGATGATGTCCGAGGCAAACATCTTCATGTTCTGCTGATCGGAACCACGCCCCAAGGCTTCCAGCCCCGTGATAATCATGGGGGAGACAAGCTCCTTGGGCAGGGGAGGGACCTTACGGCGCTTCTCCATACGCTTCTCAAAGAGGCGCACCACGGGGGCTTGGAACTCAGCCGCAAGGAGGGTGTACATGCCACCCAAGGCTGCATCGAGTTCATTGGCGAGGTAGCGGATTTCCTCAGCGGTGACACGTTCGCCACCACGCTGGACTGCCGCGTTCATCAGGAAGGCAAAGGCGAGACTCTGAGCGAGGGACTGAGCCTGCTGCTGAGCTACACCGAGGTCCTGCTGCTTGTTGGACTGGAGAGTGCTGATGTCTTCGGCATTGCCAGAAACGACATCGAGGTTCTCAGCCTCAGCCACCACGCGTAGTTCCGTAACCCCGTTCGGGGAGACGAAGAATACCACACGGGCTGCGGCGGCAGAGCCTTCAACGATGGACTGGGTGAGCCCTTCAAGAGCATCCAGATCACCGAGGTACTCTTCAACGTAAGAGCGGCCATAGGACTCCCCGGGCTGCGAGTTGAGGCGGAGGGCGATGTAGGGAAGCTCGTCTTCATCGAACTCACCCATGGTGCTCTCAAGCTCCACGTCATTGAGTTCCTGATGGACAAGCCACTTGGACTTCTGGTTGTCCCAGACGCCATAGGTGTACAGATCGAGGTTACCGTCATCACCGGGGGTGGGGCGGTCCTTCTCATCACGGTTGTCATCTTCCAGCCCCGCCTCTGCGATAATTTCGGGATCGAGCTTGGCGGGGGCGACTGCCTCCTTGATGACAAACTCAATCAGCCGACCATCAGGGGCGCGGGTGACCACATACTGATCCAGCCTCCAGCCACGGCACCGGCCCTCTTCAGGGGGGACGTACAGGAGGAAGTTCCCGGTCACCAAGAGATGCTGAAGGGCAACTGAGGCGGACGGGCGGAACAGGGCGGGACCCATCTCGGAGGCTACAGCCTTCTCACGACTGGACAGAGCGGCCTCAACCTCACCACGCTTGGTGTCGGTCTGGCCTTTCTTGTTCATCTCCCCGAGGGCAAGGTCGTCGATGACGTACTTGAAGAATGGGGTGTTGGGGTAGAGAGCGAGAAGGAGCTTGGATGACAGCGTTCTCACACCACGAGCACCTAGGCTTTGGTAGGGAGTCACGAAGTCGGTGGTGGAGGATGCACCCTGATCGGGGGCGATGTATGGAATGGTTAGCGCGGCGCAGTCACGAGCCCGCTGAAGAAACGGGTTGCGGTCGGACTCGCCGGATGCGTAACGCTCAGCGGCGATACCCATATCAGGTCGGGATCGTCAGGCCGTTGCCGCCGCCAGTACCGGGGGCTTGGATGTCAACACGGAGAGATTTCCGTCCAGCGCGTTGTCCAGAAGAGCGGCCATCTGCGTTCGCAGCGTCGGTCTTGGCTTCATTGAAGGCTGGGGAAGCGGGAGCATCCATAGGAGGTGGAGGCGGGGGAGCCGGGGCTTGAGCCGGGGGTGGGCGAGAGGAACCACCTAAGCACATTATGATTTATCCTGTTGGTCGATGAGGTGGAAGAGGTGTTCAACCACCCGCCTTGCTCCACGAGCTTGGTCCACCGATCCCAGACGATCAATGAGCGTTAGGGAGTCAGGGAAAACCATGTTCAAGTGGGCAACCACGGCGGGGTCCACCATAGGAACCTTAATGGGAACATTGGAGGGCGGTAGGTTATTGTGTGGGTTAATTGCAACCGCCTGTTTGGCACGATCCCGGAGCCTTGCGGACCTCATTGGGACACCTTCTTCTCTTCCCGCTCAATCAGGAAGTCGAGGTTCTGGCGGGCCTTCTTTAGGTCTTGGAGTCCGCCCTTGTTTTTCCAACGGGAGACGTACTTGATAACGCAGCCCTCAGCGAAGGGGATGTCGTTGGCTAGGATGTAGGTCATCGGCTGAATGGCCATCTTGCGGTAGTGGTCACCACCGACTTGGACCGAGATGGGGGAAGGGGGCTGCTCGTCGCTTTCAGGAGTAAATGTGGCGTAGTGGCCGGGGGGAAAGCCGATGACAGGGACCGTGTTGTTTCCCCTGATAAGCTTAAACCGGTCTTTGTTAACCCACAGGCCCGGACAATGATACAGCGAAATGGTGTCGCCGTCTACCATATCCACCGTGTAGTATGAGCCCCGTATAAGCCGGGGCACGGGGTCGATACATTGTACAACATCCCCTCTATGAAGCTTCACTTGGGCGGCGTCCATACAATCGGCTCCTTGTTCTTGAAATCATAATCTTTGTTCAGAAGGATGCGGGCCACGTTCGCTTGAACAACCGCGTCATCCTCAGTGAGGCCAGCCTTCTCGTAGGTCTTCACGATGTCCGGCCAAACATCCTCGACATGCTCAACACCCTCCAGTAGTTTCTGGGCTCGGACAGGGCCAATGCCCGGACATCCCGGGTAATTGTCCACAGTATCCCCAGTGAGTAGCTGCGTAAGAAATACCAGTAATCCTGAATGTTCATTGGCTTCAGAGAGTTCCTCTTGGTTGGGGTCATAGAGTCTTCCGGGGACTTGTTTAAGGTCCTTGTCGATGCTGACCATCATCTTGGGTCCCTCAACGATTTTCTTATTGGTCATGAGGATACCGAGGATGTCATCAGCCTCCAGCCGGGGGCGGAGATAGGTGTTCGGGTAGGTGTCAAGCACCCACTGACGCAGGGCCGTGTAGAGAAGCGGGCGTCCCTTCCGGTTGGCCTTGTAGGTGGGCCAGAAGTCCTTACGGAAGGAGGGCAGGGAGTCGGACAGGGCGAGGACGAGAGAGAAGCCAGAGCGGCAGTAGGGGGACACCTTGTCCTCCAGTTCCTCGATGGCCCGCTCGAAGGCTACCCGGCCCTCAACCATCTCCGCGTAGCTGGTGAAGACACCTTCTTCCCACTCAAAAGCTCGCTCGACGGCGTGAGCGGCGCGGTAGATGTAATAGTCGGCATCGACGATGACGGTGGTTTCAATTCCCATCAGCTAGTCTTTCAGCCGCATCAGCCAGAAGGAAGGAAAGGTCATCATCCGTGAGGCCATCAGGGATGTAAATGATAACCTCATCCCTACTGATCCTGCCATGGACGTAGCCTTTGGATATGTAGTGGTCGCGAATAATACGCACTGTGGGTAACTCGTCGGTCATTCAGCCATCCAAGGTGTTACAGAAATAGAACTGATGGCTTCGTCGGTCATATCTTCCAGCCAGTCTTGGGAGACTTCAGGGGTCTGGATGCCATACTTATCACGGAGGGCTTCAGCCCATGCGCTGCGGTCTGTATCGGACATTTAAGTCTCCTTGAGGTGGGGGTGGATGAGGGTGAAGGCGTCAGTAGGGTCGATCACGAACCACTCAGTGCCGAGGACTCGGTATCCAGCCAGATGGCGGTGGGCCACAGCTTCGGCTAGGTACCGGTCTTGGACTGGTATCGAGTGGTTGAGGCGGTAGTCACGGTGAGGTGAGTAGGTCTGATAATTCCGAAGGCGATCAGAGACGCGTCTAGCCCTCCCGACCTTGGAATAACCGGGCCAGAGAGGGTTAGAGATGATGTAGATATAGCCGGGAGACATCAGTGGGTTTCAGCCCAGTTGTTCCCGATGACGTAGTTCCCCGCGAGAGGGCAGCGGAACGAGTAGAAGTCCCCCGCCCTGCGGATAGCTTCTGCGGCCAGCTTACCAGCCTCGGTAGCCTGTTCAGGGGCCACCTCAATCTGCCACTCGTCATGGATGTTGAGGACAAACCAGAAGTCGATACCGGCCCGGGTAAGTTCCTCGAATAGGAGCACTGCGGCCCGCTTCATGAGTAGGGCACCGGCTGACTGGAGCAGGGAGTTCAGGGCGGCGTGGTCAGAGCGGATCGAGATGCGCCTACCATCCAGCCCGACGAGGTAGCCTTTAGAGGCCACAACTGCCTTGACAGCCCCGACAAGCTTACCCATGGCGGGGAGCTTGGTGAGGAAGTCTGTACGGCCCTGCT